CACGCTACCTGAAGGTACTGCTTATCAGGTCGCTCACATTCACGATGAAATTCAATTATCAGTCAAGGAGGACTATGCAGAACAACTCGGAAATATGGCCACAAGATCTATTGAAGAAGCTGGAAGGTACTTCAACCTACGATGTCCTCTTGCTGGAGAATTTAAGGTCGGAAGGAACTGGGCAGAAACTCATTGATATGGTGTACGCAGCCGCTTACTTGGACGCTGAAGGTTGTCTAAGGTTTCACAACACTACCAGAGTATCTATCTCTAACACCTATCCTCTTACTTTGTTTTGGTACAAAAAATTATTTGGCGGAACTGTAAGAGAACGAACCAACACTAAGGAGGGACATCGCCAAGCATACGAGTGGTACTGCACAGGCGAGACCGCAAGGAATTGTATTAAAGAAGTTCTCCCCTTCCTCAAGGAAAAATTACCGCAAGCAGTTATACTACTACAGATCTTGAAGTACCCAAAGAAATCAGCAAAACGAACTGCATTAGTGGATGAGTTAAAGAACCTCAAGAGGATCAACTACCTATGGAATCAATAGAATACTTCTCAACTAAAGCATTGGTTGCTGAACTGACCAAAAGGTTTGATGAGGTTGTGATTGTTGCAGCCAGTCGGAGGAGCACTAAAGAGGATGATGTAATCATGTGTTTAGGGGGAGCATACCACGCAATACTAGGCCTACTTGCAATGGCAAGGATGGCCGCAGAAGCAGGAGATATCCACGATGGAACGGACTCTATTGATTGATGGAGATATTCTTTTATACGCTGAGTCATCAGCAGTAGAGGAAGCATGGGATTGGGGGGATGATGTATGGACACTACATGGTGATGCTAAGATAGCTAAAGAAAGAGTTGATGTTTGGCTGACAGATATCAAGGAACACCTAGAAGCTGACCACTTAATAATCACCCTGACTGACCACGCAAACTGGCGCAAGGAAGTCCTCCCCACATACAAGCACAACCGCAAAAGTAAACGTAAACCCTTGGTATACCCTGTACTTAGAGATTATGTAGCGGAAACTTACAAGACCGCATTGTGGGATACCTTAGAGGCTGATGATGTCATGGGGATACTGGCAACAGACCCCAAGGATAAAACAGATAAGATCATTGTCTCTGAAGATAAGGACATGAAGACCATCCCAGGTAAGTTATACAACCCTGGACATCCTGAAGATGGGATCATGGAGATATCCCTAGAGCAAGCCAACAGAACCCACCTCACTCAAGCCCTAACTGGTGATATTACAGACGGTTACAGTGGCTGTCCTGGGATTGGCCCTAAGACCGCTATCAAGGTTCTCAAGGATGGGGACTGGATAGAGGTTGTTGCTGCCTATGAGAAGGTAGGACTAACAGAAGAAGATGCTCTGATCCAAGCAAGGGTTGCTAGGATTCTAAGGCATGGAGAATACAATAAGAAGACTAAGGAGGTCAATCTATGGACACCAGAATGTCACGAGATGAATACTTAAAGTTCCATGAGGAAATATGTAATGAAGCAAGGGAACTATCGAAAGCCAAGAACTCAGACTATGCGGGTAATAAAGGTACACATCCCTTTGCTAACTTTACGAGGTGTGAGTCTATGGGAATATGCACGACTGAACGTGGGTTCTTGGTAAGGCTTACAGACAAGTTCAGCAGGTTATCTACATTCGCAGAATCAGGTGAGTTCAAGGTATCCGATGAAAGTTTTAGGGATACTTGTGTAGATATTGTGAACTATGTGTGCCTGCTGGGTGCGTATGTAGAAGCTAAGAAGGACGGTGAAAATGGATAAGGGACAAGTATATGAGAAAACTCCCGTGGTTTTGCCCGAATTAACCGAGTGGTTGGACTCGCAATTCCCAATACAAACACCTGCTCTTACAGATACAGAGCGTGAGATATTCTTCAAAGCTGGTCAAAGGTCAGTTGTAGAACATCTTATGTCTATCCTTAAAGAGCAATCGGATAACATCTTGGAGAGATAATTATGTGCATTGGCCGCAGCCCTAAACCCCCACCCCCGCCTCCTCCTCCCCCTCCACCGCCACCACCCCCTGCTCCTACAGCAGAAACGATGGCTGATTCAGGTGATGCTACTGAGGCAAGGCGTAGAGAGACTCATGGTTACTCCCAACGAGCTAAGAGAAAAGGCACAAGTATGCTTAAGATTCGACTATCAGATAATGTTGGTGGTGGCTCTGGTGCTAATGTTGGATATTAAACTATGAAAAATGCCAAAGGCTTGTATACAGAACTAGAGACAAAGCGTTATTCCTTCTTGGAACGTGCTAGGGATTGTAGTCGATTGACTCTCCCCACTGTCATACCCAACGAGGGAACAACAAGTCACCAGAAATTTGCTTGTCCGTATAACGGGACTGGGGCGCGAGGAGTCAATAATCTTGCAAGTTCTTTACTATTAAGCCTCCTACCCCCCAACTCCCCATTCTTCCGACTGGTGCTCGATGACCAGGCACTCAAGCAAATTGAGGGTGCTCCTGAGATCAAGAGTGAAGTCGAACAATCTCTGGCATCCATTGAGAAGGCTGTCATGAAAGAGGTTGAAGTAAACAATGTCCGAGTAGCTTTGTTTGAGGCTCTAAAACACCTTATCATTGCTGGTAATTGTCTATTACATTTCCCAGATGAGGGTGGTGTTAGAGTCTTCCCCATGACTCGCTATGTTATCCAACGTGATCCTATGGGTAATCCACTTCACATGGTTACAAAAGAATCCGTAAGTCCTCTGGCCTTGTCTCAAGAAATTCAAGCGATGATCCCCTCGGATTCTATAAGTAATGATAGTGTAGATGTTTACACCTGTATCCATAAACAACCCGATGGTAAGTACAGTGTGTACCAATCTATTGGTGATGTAGAGATTCCAGGGTCACATGGCGTATACCCAGAAGATAAAGTCCCCTTCTTACCTTTACGAATGTACAGGGTTGAAGGAGAGAACTGGGGTCGCAGTTATGTTGAACAATACCTTGGAGACCTCAAGTCTCTTGAAGGACTGACCCAATCAATCGTAGAGGGTGCAGCAGCAGCCAGTAAGATTCTATTCATGGTGAATCCTAATGGAACTACTCGTGCTAGAACCCTCGCTAAGTCTGCCAATGGTGCTATCGTTGAAGGGAGTGCTCAAGATGTTACGGTATTACAGTCTCAGAAATCCGCAGATCTCTCTATCGCTCACCAAACGGCACAAACGATTACAGATAGGCTGGCTTATGCGTTTCTATTAACGGAGTCCACCGTCCGTAGAGCAGAGAGAGTTACAGCAGAAGAAATCCGCTTGGTCACTCAATCAATCGAAAGACAACTAGGTGGAGCCTTCAGTCTTCTAAGTCAGGAACTTCAGTTACCTTTGGTAAACCGAATGATGACCAGATTACAGAAGAAAAAGAAATTACCAAAATTACCTAAGAAATTCATATCACCCGCTATAATTACAGGGATAGAAGCCTTGGGTCGTGGCAATGACCTGAACCGATTAGACTTCTTCTTACAAGGTATGGCTCAGACCATTGGGCCAGAAGCAATAGGACAGTTTGTGAATCTACGAGAATACATTAAACGCAGAGCAACAGCTCTTGGAATAGATACTCTAGGACTCATTAAGTCTGAAGAAGAACTCATGGCAGAAATGCAACAACAACAACAAGACGCAGTAGTACAGCAATTCGGGGGGCAAGCTATAGATATAGCAGCACAACAATTAGAAGCAACACAGGAGGCTGAATAATGGCAGACCGAATACAGATGGATAGCGGAATAACAGGTGCTGATGCACCAGAGGAATCACTTGCGGAAAACCCGATGGATCAAGCGGGGGAAGTATCGGAACGACCCGAATGGCTCCCTGAGAAATTCAATTCACCCGAAGATATGGCGCAAGCCTATGGTGAACTCGAATCGAGAATGGGTGGAGAGCCTGCGGATACGTCCGAGGAAACCCAAGAAGGAACCATTGAAGAAGCGACTGGTCTCACCACCGAGTATCTTGCACCGTACTCTGATGAGTTTATGGAGCATGGTGAGTTATCTGAGGAGTCTTATGACCGATTAGAGAAGGACGCAGGTATCCCACAGGATATCGCTAGGGCTTATGTTGAAGGACAACGTGCTCTAGTAGAACAACAACAAAACACAGTGTTCGCTGAAGTCGGAGGACAGGACAACTATAATGAGATGGTCGATTGGGCTGGTGAGAACTTCACTGATGCTGAGATTACATCTTTCGATAATGCTGTAGACTCTGGTGATGCTAATGCTGTGATGATGGCTGTACGAGGTTTGTCTGCAAGATATGCTCAGGCAAATGGAACTACACCCCATCTTGTTCAAGGAAACGCTGGCAAAGATTCAACCAGTGGCTTCCAAAGTTGGCAACAGGTGTCTGCTGCTATGCGTGACCCTCGTTATGCTAAAGATCCTGCTTATCGTTCTGATGTAGAAAATCGTCTTAATGTGTCTAACCTAACTCAATAAAGGACTACTTATGAAATCTGGATACAAAACAACTGAATTTTGGCTAAGTGCTGCTGCTACTATAGTAGGTGGTGCTGTAGCTTCTGGTTACATTCCCTCAGATGGCCCATGGAACCAAGTAATTGCACTCGTAGCTTCTGCTCTTGTTGCACTTGGATACACTGGTGCTCGAATGAACCTAAAGTCCACTGAGTAATGTGGGCAGCAATCATTAGTGCTATTGCAGCACTTTTCAAAATCTTAATTCCCGTAGCTTTGGAGAAAGCGAATGAACCGACTAAAGCCATTGATGCTCCTACTGTCCCTAAGCGTTATCGTGATGCTTGGGCTGACAGGGTGCGGAGGTTCACGAGTCGTATTCGTCCACCCAAGTGACGGGTTACTGAGACTTGGCCCTGATGTACGGGGTCATGTCTATTACTGGAATGGTTCCTCATGGGAACTTTCTGGAAACTCGGTAGACCTTCCTGAAGGATGGTTTGCTGGGGACGTACAAATCCCAACAGAAGACAACGCTGAAGACGCAGCCCACTGAGGTGGACAACTGGACAGTTCAAGGTGGCAGAACTTTGAGATCGAACGTCAATCTTTTGTCGTAACTTTAACTTTAACTGTAAAGGAGACTTGATATGTCAAATATGACAGAATCACGCCTCGGTCTTAATCAGGGAGGTTCAGATAACTTTGAACTATTCCTCAAGACTTTTTCGGGTGAGAGCAACTTTGCCCCCTTGGTTAGCAATAATCATTGAAGAACTATGTGAACTCAGGGAACATCTCTAGTAGACAATCCTGAGCCAAGCCTGCGAAAGCAGGAAGGTGCAACGACCATTCCGAAAGGAAGTAGACTGGAAGCCCAGTCGAAGTGCATAGCACCCCTTGTGGGTGATGATATGGTCTGATCTATCAGGTGACTGATAGCAGCCTTCGGGCGGTACATAATTAGCGACTATGTGCGAACATATTGGAGGTCTTGGCAGCGTTTGAAGAACGCAACGTCATGATGCCTCTCCACACCGTTAGAACTATTACTAGCGGTAAATCGGCTCAATTCCCATTGACTGGTACAGCAACTGCTGGCTACCACGCTCCTGGGGATGAGATCTTAGGTACAGCTATTAACCACTCCGAGCGAGTAATTAATATTGATAACCTACTTGTAGCTTCAGCGTTTATCGCAAACATTGATGAAGCAATGAACCACTATGATGTTCGTAGCATTTATGCTTCAGAACTCGGTTATGCTCTAGCTAACCACGCTGACAAAGCGGTTATCCGTTCAGCTATTGCTGGTGCTCATGATACTACTGATGTTCTTGGTAACACAGGTGGTACTGAAATATCCACTGGTGGCACAACTGGTGATGATATCATTGATGGTATTATTGATGCTGCTAAAACAATGGACGTAAACAACATCCCTATGGGTGATCGTTTCTGCGTCCTAACACCTGCGTCATTCTATGCGGTTCTTAAATCTGCTGGTGGTGCTGACACTGCTGCTGCTGTATTGAACAAAGATTATGGCCCAGGTGCTTCAGTCCTTCAAGGTGGTGGTCAAACCATCCGAGTTGCTGGTGTGAATTGCTTTATGAGTAACCACGTTCCTACAGCCGATGAAGATGATGATGGTTCAGGTACAGTAGATACTGTCCTTGGTTCAACTTCAGTACGCAACGCTCCATTTAACGATGCGGGTGCTACTAATGCTGATTCTAACGAAGGCTACTCAGGTACTGACTTCTCTAATTACCAAGGCGTTGTATTCCACCGCAGTGGTATCGGTACTGTTAAGCTCATGGATCTTGCAATCGAATCTGATTACTTGGTGCAAAACCAAGGTACTTTGATGGTTGCTAAGTATGCAATGGGTCACAACTACCTCCGAGCAGGTGCTTGTGTAGGTCTTAAATCTAGCTAATCCCTAGTTTTTGAGAATACTTTTGGGGTTGGCCTCTCTTTGAGGGGTCAATCCTTTTTTTAATTTAAGGAGTCTTATATGGCACTCGCCTCAACGACTAAACTCAATGCGATTAACACAATCCTAAGTGCTGTCGGAGAAGCACCTATAAACTCCTTATCTGGCTCTCTTACAGCCGATGTCAGTCTAGCAGAATCCATCCTTGATGAAGTATCAAGAGAAGTTCAATCTGCGGGTTGGCACTTCAATACAGAGAGGGATGTTCCTCTGACTCCTAACTCTGATAACCAGGTGGTTATAGGTACAAACATTGCCAGAGTAGACCTAGAGGATTCTAACGTAGATTCTAATTACGATATAGTTATCCGAGGAACTAAACTCTACAACCGTAAGAAACTTACATACACGATTACAGCAACTAAGAAGTACACAGTGGTCTATCTACTGGACTTCACAGATATGCCTGAGAACGCTAGGCGTTACATCATGATCCGAGCTGCTCGTATCTACCAAGACCGCTTGGTTGGCTCAGAGAAGCACTCCATGTTTACAAGGGGTGATGAACAGCAAGCATTTATTGCACTCAGGGAGTACGAAATGGAATCCGCAGATTACAGCATCTTTGATAACTTCGATGTTGCTCGTATCATAGACCGTTCCAGTGTCATAAATAGAGTGAGTAGAGGATAATGCTAACTACTAAGTCGATTCCAAACCTTATCAATGGTGTATCGCAACAACCTGATTCCTTGAGATATGCAACTCAATGTAATGCTCAGGAGAACGCATACCCCAGTATTGTTGAGGGATTAACTAAAAGATTACCCACAGAACACCATATAAATACAGGTATTACTACTTCAGGTAAGACTTTTGTACACACCATTAACAGAGATACGACTGAGAGATACTCTTTAATTCTAAGGGATGATACGATTAAAGTATTCGACTTAGAGAACTTAAATGAGGAAACTGTAGATACCCCAGATGGTGTCACATACCTAAATACATCTAATGCAGATACAGCTTTTAGGGCTGTTACAATTTCTGATGTCACTTATATTGTGAACACTGAGATACCCGTGGCTATGGCTGCGGATTCTACACCTTCTTCGGTGAATACTTATGAAGCTCTTGTGTTCCTTAAACAAGGACATAACAGTGGTACTTATGAAGTCCTAGTCAATGGTGGTGGAAGTAACACCCGAACTGCAACGGGGGATTTAACAGCCGATGCAGCAGCTCTACAGGTTTCGATATCGGATGATACAGGTATTACTTCTTCAACTGCGGGTTCTGTAATATATCTATCTGCTGCGTCTGACTTCACAATCAGTGCTTCCTTTTCAAAGGGCAATGGATACATAGAAACCTTCAAAGGTACTGCCCAGAAGTTCACCGACTTACCCACCTTCGCAAAAGATGGAATGATTCTTAAAATTGAGGGTGATCCCACAGATGGTATTGATGATTACTATGTAAAGTTTGTAACTACAGGTGCATCTGGCAGTATTGGTGAAGGTACATGGGAAGAATGTGCAGAACCAGGTGTTGCCAGTGCGCTCAAGTTTGATGCTTCAACAATGCCTCATATTCTTATCAGGCAGGCTGACAGTACATTTGTCTTTAAGGAAGCCGATGGAACAGACCATGATACTTATGACTACAGTGCCTTTGGTTGGGGAGAGCGACAGGTTGGTGACTTACTAACTGAACCTAACCCCACTTTCATAGGTGAAACAATAAACGATATGTTCCTGTTTAAGAACCGCTTAGGTTTCTTAGCAAGCGAAAATGTTATCATGACAGAAGCTGGAGAGTTCTTTAACTTCTGGCGTACAACAATAATTGATATGTTAGACACAGCTCCTATAGATGTTGCTGTAGCAAGCAGGCGAGTCTCAATTCTACGCCATGCTGTCCCAATGGTAGAAAACCTGATGCTGTTCTCAGAGGACGCTCAGTTCGCTCTACAGGGAGGCACAACACTGACCCCTAAGACTGTCTCTATTGCTCCAACGACTACCTATGGGTGTCTACGGAACTGTGAGCCTGCGCTCGTGGGATCTTCTATCTTCTTTGCGTTTGATCGTGGTGACTACAGTGGTGTTCGAGAATACTACCCATCATCATCTGTTGAAAATATGTTTGAGGGTACAGATATCTCTGCTCATGTGCCGAAGTATATGACAGGTAACATATCCAGGATGACCGTAGCAAGCCACGAGAATGTTCTAGTATGTCAAGTAGATGGTGATACAGATGCTATCTATGTATACAACTGGTACAACCAAGGTACTGAGAGATTACAAAGTGCATGGCATAGGTTCACGCTGGGTACAGATGTAGAAGTTCTAGGTATCGACTTTATTGATACAGACCTCTACATGGTTGTCCAGAGGACTCAAGGTATATTCATTGAGAAGCTGGCTTTTGAACTGGGGAAGGCTGACGTAGGTTCTACTTATGTGAGTCGATTAGATAGGCGTGTAGATACACCCACTACTACTAATAAGACTATTACGTTACCTTATGAGAAGTCTCCAGGTAGAGACATTGAGGTTATCACCAAAGCAGGCGTTAGAATCCCTGTGGATACTCAGACAGATGGCTCCGCTACCGTGGTGGTCAAGGATACACTTCATAATACAGAGAATAGTGGTTCAGTTACTGAGACCGCTTCTACATCGGTAGATTATGGCGATCTTTCAACAGCTACAGAAACAGATGACTATGACCTTATTACAGCAGCTTTAGATGCCGTTGAGTTCTATGTGGGTGAAGCCTATGAGATGTCCTATACATTCTCTGATGTCACATTAAAACAACAAACACAAACAGGTGGCTATGCTGTAATTGCAGATGGTCGAGTACAACTTAGATATGGAAATATTATCTTTGCAGATACTGGATTCTTCCAAGTGGAAGTGACACCCGACTATAGAGATACAAGTACACATTACTTTACTGGTAGAGTCTTAGGTTCTGGCCAGATGCTTGTTGGTTCTATTCCTATTGAATCAGGTGAATATAGATTCCCTGTATACTCCAAGGCTGACCAAGCGTCTATTGTAGTAAAGAATGATACACCACTCCCCTCTGCTCTTATGAGTGCTGAGTTTGAACTTGAGTGGTCTCCTAGAGGAAAGAGAATAGGGCTTTGAGTGGTAGTGTACGTCCTAGTGTCCTTAATGATTGCCATGTAATCGCTGAGAACATCCGAGAGGATGACCGCAGGGAGATACTGGCGATGAATGGTGAAGAACCACTGGATGCTATGGTCTCTGGGTTCATATACTCAGATAACCCCAGAACTGTACTTGTAGGTGATACACCAGTTGCCATGTTTGGCTCAGGTGAAGTTGAACCTGGAGTCGGTGTGGTGTGGTTATTAGGTACTGATGGTATTGAAGACATATCTATTCAGTTCCTGAGAGAAAGTAAACATTGGCTTGAGCAGCTCCATGATAAATATGAGATGTTGTTCAATTATGTAGATGAACGGAACACAGTTCACATCAAGTGGCTGAGGTGGTTAGGGTTTAAGTTCATCAATCGACACGAACAATTCGGTGTTGAAAATCGTCCCTTTATTGAATTTGTAAGGATAAACTAATATGTGCAGCCCAACAGTAGCTCTTATGGCAGCATCTACGGCCGTCCAGTACCAAGGACAAAAGCGACAAGCAAAAGCTCAAGATGCTATGAATCGCCAGCGTCAAGAACTTGGCACTGAAAGAGCCTTAGAGAACTATGGGTTACAAACAGGTCAAGCCTACAAGCGTATGCAACAAGACCGTCAAGCTGCTGCTGAGGAAATCTCACAGGTATCTCGTCAATCTCGTAGAGCACAAGCAATGGGTGCGGTAGCTGCTGGTGAAGCAGGCGTAGCAGGTAAATCTGTACAAGCAATGCTAGATGACTTTGAGAGACAAGAGTTGTTCTACACAACCAATGTCCGAAGTAACCTAGAGTGGAAAGAAGATAACACTGCGGATCAACTTGAAGCAATCCGTATAGGTACTCAGGGTCGCATTGAAGACCTACAGTTCATGCCAGCACAACGTCCAAGTTTCTTAGGTGCTGCTCTTAGGATTGGTGGAACTATTGGTGATTACTTTGCAGATATCCCTGACCCAGATGCAGTTGTTACAGGTGGCTGGCAGGGTGCTCCTTATCTATCACCTGGACAACAGACAAGGTACAACACCCCTGGTTATGGCGTTCTAATAAACCCCCAGTAGGATAACTAATGGCTAAACGACAACAACAGCAGGACTTCCTGCCATCTAAAGCATTACAACCCCAACAACAAATCTTTGACCAGTACAATGCTCCTAAGCAATTCATAGCACCTCGCAGTGAACTTGAAGATATCGGGAGTGCTCTTGCGGGTCTAAGTCCCACCTTAAAGAAGTTTGAGGAACGTGATAAAGCTGAAGATGCAGCAGCAATGAACCTAGCAGCCAGCAAGATGTCCATTGATGAACTCAGGGCTGCTTCTAAGAGAGACTTCATAGGTCTCCAAAAGAAGGGTGTCATTCCTGAAGGTGCATCACCTTGGGCTAAGGTTGCTCTGCTAGAGGCTGCTGGTAAACGCTTGGCTGGAGAGGCTCGTAAAACTCTATATGCAAAACTTCCTGAACTCAGCCAAATAGGATCTACACTTACAGTAGACCAAGTGCTCCAAGAGTTTTCGGATGCTAATGGCATTGATAGTATATACGCTGCTACAGCTTACAACGAGACCATTCAGCCCATTAGGAACGCCTTTGAGAATCGTGTAGGCGAAGCTATTGCACAACGTACAGCCCAACAGAACAGTGATGATCTTGTAGATAATCTTTCAGAAGCCCTTATGGGTATTCAGTTTGATGAGAGTGAAGGTAATCAAGCTACTTGGTCTAATGCCACAGAGATAATAGATGCCCACAGGTTGAATACTGGTGCTCCTGGACATAAAGAATTATTTGAAGCAGCCGAAGTACGTTACTTGGAGTTAGTGGAACTTACTGGGGACGAAGATCACGCCAACATTTTTCTCGCTCAGTTAAGTAAACTACAGATAGGCACAGCTTCCTTTGGTCATACCTATCGTAATGAACTTACTGAGTTAGTGAAGCAAGGTGAAAGGACGCTCGATGCAGCAAAAAGGCGTAAAATTGCTAGAGACACAGAAGAAAAAGAAAAAATTGAGAAAGCCACCGCAACAGAACTAGACGGGTGGTATCTGTCTTTAGAAGACACAGCAGATATCAATTTCCAATCTAAAGAATGGCAAGCGAAAATCCGAGAGCAACTAAGTAAATCAACAACGCTTTTTGGAAAAGACTTAAAGATTGATGAAGATTTATTAGATAAAGCCACTATGCAAGCCTTCGCTCAGTTGAAGACCTGGCAGGGACAGCAAGCTACCCCCAATGATAGAGAGAAAACATTAGAGTTACTTGACCTTGTTACCAAGCCTGGCACACTGAACCCCAGCGATGAAGCAAGAGTTAATGAACTAATAGCTGATCCTGAAGTGAGCCAGAACGCTGCAAGCATCGCACTATCTCGCAAAGCTAATAAACCTACTGAAGAAAACCTCTATGGAAGTGTACGCAGTTTAAGTTCGGATCGTAAACCATTCTTAAAAGAATTAGAAGATACGGTTGAGGTTTTACGGCAAGGCGGAACAAGTGAAGAAACGCTTGACGATATTAGACCTGGGTTAGAGGCTATTTATGATAGGCTTGCCTATGCTGCTGTTCAGGCTGACCCCGTAAAAGCATCCACAAAACCCCACGAGATGTCTCAGGAAGTGGATACACTCTTTAGAGTCGAAGCTAGAAAATTCATAGATGATCTAACACCTTCAGATCCTGATGGAACAGAGCCTGCTGTCTTTACTGGCGAAGCTCTAACACCACAAGCTAAGAAGGCCCGTGAAGAATACCTGAAAGAGCAACTTGATAGTACACCAGAGCCTGAGATGTTCAAAGCTGTCCCATCAATGTGGGTATGGGATACCCATCTGTTTGATGTTAGAGAAGAAATACAGGCAATGGATATGACAGGATTAAATGGTCAAGAAAAACTACTGAAACTACAAGAGAAGTCTCCAGACCTGTATAAGTTCGCTTTGAAAGCTACTGCTCAGAGTCCTCCTACTACTACTGGCTGGAAGGGTGGTGGTCTCACTGGCCGTCCTGTCACCATGATTGAGCCAAAACTTATGTGGGATTATGTTTATGGTAAAGCTGTGGTAGGGGCATCGAGAGAGGAAATTAAAAATCGAAAGTATGCGGGTGAGGTGGATGATGTTGCGTGGAAAGAAGGTGCATTAACTTTTGATATTACGGACGAACAACTGAACCCTAAATACTTCCTTCTTATAGATAACCAAAAAAGTGCTGAAGATTTCCTTAAATATGTAGAAACACCAGAGGGGAAAGCACATATAGATGAAGTGTATGAAATGCTCCCCGAAGGGAAGTCATACAAAGTAGGTAACGAGGAATTTATCAGATACCAATATAGATTACTCCAGGAGAGACGTTAATGCCGTTTGATTACAATACAATAGACTTTGAAAACTTTGCTGCCGAGGAGCAAGCACGTTTACAGAGTCAAACTCCAGAAATGCTCCAACAAGAACAAGAAGAAGAACTGGGCTTCTGGGGAACAGTTGGAGATATCGGTAAAGGTATCGGTAGAGGTGTCTTAGGAGCCGTAGAAAATACGATTGAAGTAGGTAACATCATACCTGGTGTGAACTATGACATCTACGAAACTGACGATATCATTGATCCTACAGAATCCTTTGCAGGCTCTGCTATTGAAACACTTGTACAGTTCACTGCTGGCTTTGCTGCACCTGGAGTTGGAGGTCTCGCATGGGCGGGACGCTTAGGTAAACTCACAGGTCTCGCAAGTCGTGGTGGTCTTCATGCTGGTAAAGTTGCTAAGGCTGCTGTTAAGGCACAGAACGCTGACCGTAAGCTAACTGCTCTTGCTCTTGCAAGGGGTGGTGAATTTATTAAGTACGGAACCGCAGGTGCTGTTGCAGACTTCACTGTGTTTGATGCACATGAACAACGCCTCTCTAACTTGTTACAAGAGTTCCCTGCCTTACAGAATCCCTTTTTTGAGTGGATGGCAGCCGATGAGAGTGACTCAGAGTTTGAAGGTCGCTTAAAGAACATGATCGAAGGTATTGGTCTTGGGTTTGCTATAGATGGTCTGATGATTGGCTTCCGAGCCATAAAATCAGGAAGTAAGTTAGATATCCGAGGTAAGAAACAAGATGATATCACAATGGATGCAGCAGCTAAAGGCTTTGAAGATGTAGTTGCTAGAGATGCTGCTGATGATGCAACAAAAGCCCTTACTAAAGAAGCTGATGAAGTTACTGAAGGTGTCGTTAAAGATGCTGATGAAGTTGTAGATGACGTTGTTGTTAAAGAAGTAGATGAAGTCCCTGATGCAGACTTAACACCGATAGAGCGATTGAGTCGTATTGAAGATCCAGATGAATTATACGGAGCGATAGATAAACTTTCTATAGATGAACTAGAAGGTATCCAGAAGACCTTTTCTGATAGTTCGCTAGATGAAGCAACTGATATAGTAAATGCTCATCGAATTAGTGTTAAAACTGCCGTAGCACTTCAACGAAAAAACAAAGTCCCCGTAAGCCATGCGGTGCAACTTTCAGAGGCCCCCAAAACACAAGAGTTTTTAGAAGAATCAGGTAAGATAGCACGAGGCTCTAAAAGCGAAGTAACTGATGTAGAAAATCTCGCAAGAGAAGACGCAGAACAAATTCGTGAAATTTCGATGAACCGAGTTGCTATAGTGGAAACCTCACTACGGTTTCTAGGGAAAACCTATGAAGCAGCGAAGTCCTTCGCAGACCCAAACAGTACAAAAATGGATAGGGCGGGAGCTATTCGCTATCTTAAATCGAAGACTGATGCACAGAGAATAGATATCGCTCATGGTAGGGTTAGTGGAGAGTTTGGTCGTGCATTAAATCTACACCACGCATCCAATACGAAACTACCTCGCACACTTACGGTGGATGAACTTGAACAAGTATTAAAAGATACAAAACAAGTAGATGATATTATTGAAGCACATGGGGGGCTTGCTGCTATCCAGAAGGATGCCAGGCTGTTTATGATGGCTTATGACGTAAACCCAGCGAAAGCCTTAAAGGTACACAGTCAAAAAGGTGGTTTTGGTAAATCAGTAATCGAATACTGGATGAACGCTATTCTGTCTGGGCCACAAACTCAAGCAGTAAACGCATTGTCTGGGGTATTAACTACTACAATATCACCGCTTGAGAAAGCCATAGGGCGAGCTATCACTGGAGATATGAGTGGAGCAGCACAACAACTCAAGCGATACGTCTATCTGGCTCAAAGCATTGATGACGCACTGGGTCAGGGCTGGAAAGCGTTTTGTGAAAATAAAGCACAACTTGATGAACTCACAAGTAGCACAGGTGAACGGGGATACAGTCAATCTGCCATCACACATACAATGATAGAGAAGCGTATGTTGGAAAGTACGGTAGGTGTTGAAGCTGCTCACTTTATAGCAAAAGCATTGGGTAATGTTGTTACAGCACCTAGCCGATCACTTATGGCTGTTGATGAAGTGTTCAAGCAACTTAATTATCGAAGTTCAATGAAAGCGGGTCTAGCAGAGAAAGCGATAGCTGACGGGATAACAAACCCAAGGCTTATTGCTGAGTTTGTGGACACTGAGTTCAATCGAATTGTTGATGATGGGCAGTTCTACACCAGACAAAAGGTATACAAACAAGCCCTAGAGATGAGTGACGCTCAGTTACTAGCTGGGTTGGAACGGCAAAAGAATCCTATATTAAAAGATATAGGGGAAACTGCTGAACCTGGAGGGTCTCTTGCTAAAGAGGATGGGAGCTTCAATCGGGTGGCTGCACAGAGTCACTATATTGACTGGGAGATGGCTAACATAAGTCCTCTAGCCGAACAAGCACTCAAACACGCTAGGGATATGACCTTTACTACACCACTATCCAAAGATAGGGGAACATTCATAAGTATTAGTAAAGGTGTCTCAGACCTTGCAAACAATAATCCACTGGTACGCCTCGTTGTACCGTTCGTGCGAACACCTGCAAACATCATCCAACACGTTATAGATAGAACACCCCTTGGTGCGTTATCCTTCTCTAATCGTGAGGGATTCAATATCTTGCGTAAAGAATTATTCAGTGCAGATCCCACTGTTAAAGCAGATGCGATTGGTCGCTTAATGACAGGTTCAGCACTTCTCACCAGTGGTTATATGCTGGCGTTGCAGGGTAAGATAACAGGTGGTGGCCCCTCTGATAGAAACAAACGAAAAGTCTTAGAAGATTCTGGGTGGAAACCTTACTCTGTAAAGATAGGGGATACCTACACATCATTCCGCAGACTTGATCCCTACTCATCCTTCTTTGGAATCATGGCAGATGTTGCAGATATCTATGCGAATGGCGATGAGACAACACGAGATGAAACTGAAGCTGCTGGCATGGCTTTGCTGGTCGCAATGGCTAAGAACCTCACAGATAAAACCTATCTAACAGGAATGACCCGTGTATCTAATGCCTTGTCTAACCCTGATAGATTCATGGGTTCGTGGGCAAGAAGTACCGTAGGTTCATTTGTACCTAATGTTCTCTCTCAAGCAAATCGTTCTATAGATGATGAGCACAAAGATATCAGGACTATGCTAGATACAATCAAATCTAGGTTGCCCTTCTATTCTAAAGATGCACCCCCAAGACGTAATCTGTTTGGTGAGGTGGTTACGAAGCAGGGAGCACTTGGCCCAGACTTCATATCACCCTTTGACTACTCAGAGACAACAAGCGATGTCTTGAAGAAAGAACTTGCTCAGATAGGTCATGGGTTCAGCTCACCTCGCTCAGAGAAGAATGGTGTTGAACTTAGAGCATATATGAATGACTCAGGACAATCAGCGTATGACCGTTGGTTAGAACTACATGGGTCTGTAAAACTAAATGGTAAGACCTTCCGTCAAGCTATGACCCGTCTTCTAAAGTCAAGAGATTACAAGAAATTACCCTACGAAGCCATTGAAGGCTTAGAGAACAGCCCTCGTGTTCGAGAGATAAACAAGATTCTGTCCAAGTATAGAGCAAAAGCCTTCTCGCAGATGCTCCGAGAGTTCCCTGATGTGCGTCAGAGAGATGAGATAAATCTCCTGATTAAACAGGCTAGGAGAACTGGACGATCCTACGAAGAACTCCTAGCACTTACGAATCAATAAGGAATAACTTATGGCAATTTATAGCTACGATAGATACACCTCTACAGGTCAAGCATCTTTCGCAATAACATTTGACTATCTATCTAGTGAGCACATTAAGATATACCTAGATGGTGTCTTACAATCTACTGGATACTCCATAGATACTGGTACAAACCAGGTCACCTTTACGTCAGCTCCTGGTAGTGGGACTGTGGTTCTAGTACAAAGAGTCACCCCTAAGACTAAAGCTGACTATCAAGCACAGATTGCTGACTTTGCCAACGGTTCAGTGCTCACTGAGTCTGACCTAGATAATGCTGTGTTGGGTCTCTTATATATCACGCAGGAAGCTGAAGACTCAGGAGCAACCAACGCTCTCAGTAAGGATCTTGCAGATAACACCTGGGATGCTGAGGATACCCGAATTAAAGATGTAGGCACTCCCACAGCAGCACTTGATGCTGTTACTAAACAATATGTAGATGGATTATCCTTATATAATGATGCCATCAGTGTCCCTCAAAAGTGGTCATTCAGTGGTGATACTGTTGAAACAGATTTCACACTAAGTTCACCCGACCCCGCTTCAACAGATGTTGATATGTATGTTGTAGATATTGATGGTGTTGTGCAGAAACCTACAACTGACTTTACGATATCTGCCACTACTCTTACCTTCGGGTCGGCTCCTGCAAGTGGAACTAATAACATTACTGTGAGAAACTTTGGTGTTGCTAGAGATATCCTTGCACAACCCATACAACCAGATTCAACAAGCACTGTTGGGGTAACTGTAAAAGGTCTCGCAAGTCAAACCGCAAACTTACAGAACTGGACTGATAGTGCAGACGCTGTGAAAGCCAGCGTTGATAAGGATGGCAACCTGTCTACTACAGGTACTCTTGGAGTCACTGGAGCTACCACCTTAAGCGATACTCTTGGAGTCACTGGAGCAACTACTTTAAGCGATACACTTGGAGTCACTGGAGCAACTACTTTAAGTGGTGGTGTTTCAGGAGACATGAACATACTCACAGGTGCTTTGCAGTATGCGGGTGTTGATGCAATGAGTATACGGCAGATAGTGCAACATGATGGGGCAACTCCTACAGGATTCACAGAAGGGGGCTATTCTATTTCATCAGTTGATGTACCTGAGTTTATGGATATAGAGATATCTATAACACCTAAGAAAACAGGAAGCAACATACTGCTATTAGCAGGTGCACGAACAGAATGTTACTCGGTTGACGTTGGCACAGCGATTGCGTACTTGCTTTTATATCAAAACCATACGGTTTCTACTTTAGGTGCAACTATGGATGGTACACAGTTACGCTATGGTTCAAATGGCTTTGCAAATATGAGTACACAAGACCGCATATATCAACATACTTGCCTCCAACATATAGCAACATCGGGAACAGCGGGTGTGGCTATGAAGTTTGGTTTAGCGTTACAAAATGCGGTGACAGGAACCTACTCAACAATACGTTACAGCCCCAATGTTGGGCACTTATATGCCATAGAAATCGGATAACAACTAACTAACAACCTCCCTCAATTTTAGGAGCCTATAAATGGCTAAACAAGTACAACTCAGGCGTGGAGATGCGTCTGACCACGAAACCTTTACGGGTGCTATCGGTGAACTCACCTATGTATCCGATGATAAGACTTTAAGAATACACGATGGGTCTACTGCTGGTGGTATTAACGTGCTGGCTGGTGTGGGTTCTATGAACATCAGGCAGATAGTTTCTGCAACGTATGATGTAACTGCGGGTACTAGCCATGCACTCACCGATCCAGCTCAAGTTAGCGTTTATGGCATGAGCGTGACAATAACCCCCAAAACTACTTCGTCTACCTTGTTATTAATATGGACACCTTATCTTGTCTCGGTTTCTGCAAACGATATTACTGGTGGTACATCTCATCTTGTTACAGGAAATACGGCGGCAGCTGGTGCAGCAACGGATGGAACCCATGTGTCAGGCTCTGCCGCAGTTAATATTGTACGTTCTGAGGGCACTTCAACACACGAATACTGGAATAAATCTACCAACCTCACCGTTACACAACCAGCAAGCACTTCAGAAGTAAGATATGATGTGGTGGCATATCCGTGGGTAAATAGTTCATCCCCAACATATACTTGTTACCCCCAGGCAACAAAGTCGGCCTTTTGGTGTATAGAAATCGGATAACAACTAAAAGACAAACACAAACAAAACCTAAGTTGCAGGCACAGCCTGTGGATACCTTATGACTACTAAAGTACCAACTGATATGTTGGCAGAGGTCACTTCCAAAACTTTAACATCTTCTTCCTCTCTTGATGAGGGAGCCATAGTACAGCTTGATGCTGAGGGGAAAATTAAACCCGCACTCATGACAACTGGCACACTCGCCCAGGGTGATGTTCTCTATTATGATGGCTCTGACCTTGTGAACCTTGGTGCTGGAACCAGTGGACAATTCCTGAAGACTCAGGGTGCTGATGCTAACCCAGTATGGGCTACTGTTGCTGCTGGTGATGGCGGTTGGACTTGGGTTAGCACGCAAACTGCAAGCACATCAAGTTCCATCCAGTTTGAGAGTTTAGCAGCAGGATATGACTATCAAGTGCAATGGCACAATGTCGAAAGTACGGGTAACGATCAATTCCTTATTACCTTTGGTACTGGTGCCACTCCTACATATCAAACGTCTGGATATGCTTACTCTGGTGATGGTGTTCAGAATACCACACATACTCAAGTTCATTCTACTTCTGATTCCAATATTCCTCTACATGGAACAGGAACGGCTACTGGTTCTGGCAACCAAGCCTTTGGTGAGTGTACTCTCATTGATCCTGCTCACAATGATTACACTTTTGTTTGGTGGACTATTGGTCGTACTGTTTCAAGCGGTGGACGACAGTGGGTAACTGGTGGGGGTTACAGAGCCACGGCAGAAGTAGTTACCGCATTAAAGATTGCACCATCTACTGGCACCTGGAGTAATGGTGATTTTACTTTATATCGCAGACCGAACGCTTAAAGGAAAAACACTATGTTAAAGACTAAAGAACAGATCACAGAAGAATTAGTAGCGGCTGGTAAAGAGATTGCACCAGACGATCCCGCACAACGTACTGCTGGTAGGCGTGTGTCGTCCATCAACGGCGTTTCTGTCTACTTCACAAAAGTCGAAGAGACAGCTAGAGATAAGGAAGAGGCTGCTGTAGCTGCGGAACAAGCTGATTATGAAACTAATCATAAGTACAAGGATGACCGAAAATTAGCCTACGGCGATGTCGGCGATCAACTCGATATGATGTTCCACGATCTCGCTAATGATAGCACAACCTGGAAAGACCATATTGCAAACGTCAAAGCTGACCATCCGAAGCCAGCTAAAGAAAGTTAAATCAAATGAATGAAGAACTGTTGCTGGCTCTAGGCCGTCTTGAAGGAAAGGTTGATGCCTTAATGACCCGTCAAGCTGTCCATGACGAAGAACTAGAGCGTATGGAAACAAGATTAAGAAAACTAGAGAACAGCCGTAGTTGGCTTATGGGAGCATCCGCAGCCATTGGTGCTTCTTTCGCACTTTTATTTCAATGGCTGAAACATTAACGGAGAGCACTAACAATGCGAATTGAAGTATTAGTAGATGGCACATCGGTAACTGCAACAACACAAAGTTCTGCTGTTGAGTTACATATGCCAAAAACAATTAGAGGTCTCATACAATACCAAACAACCGACTGGTCTGGACTTACAAACATTGCGTTTAAGTTACAAGGTCGTATGAGTTCAGATATGAGTTGGGTAGATGTAGCAAGTACAGATAAAACACATACAGGAGCTACCGCAACAGCCGTTGAAGATATCTCACTGTATCCCAGTATGCGATGTTATATGACTGTTACTGGTACTGGATCAGCAACAGTAGATGTTAAGTTAGGTGCATAAAACTTTTTTATAGGAGATATAGTTATGCCTAGAGGTGGCGGTGATAGTTTTGGAGGCGGGTCAAAAGCAACCCGCAAAGCGAAAAGTAGAGCGAGTAGTAGTAGTACACTGAATTCGGTGGGTAGCAGAGCCAGATATAAAGGTTCAATGAAAGCCCTAACAATCGGTAAGAAAAAGAAGAAGAAGAAGTAATGGATAAGAAAGAACTTTCAGAACTCCATGATGCAATAGCGAGAGAATTGCTAGACCGCATCAAATCAGGAGACGCATCTTCAGGTGAACTGAATGTTGCTAGGCAGTTCCTTAGAGACAACGGTATTGATGCCAATACTAATCAATCTAAGCCCCTGCTTAATCTGACGAAAGTGTTACCATTTGACCCAGAGCAGGACATTGAAGAAGCAGTATGATTGAAATTGACCCACGTTTACATGACTTCAGGAACTTCCTGTACATGGCGTGGGAACATCTCGGTCTACCTGATCCCACTCCTGTTCAATATGATATAGCAGACTATATCCAAAGTGGCCCTAAGAGACGCTGTGTCATGGCGTTTCGAGGGGTTGGAAAGTCTTGGGTAACTTCAGCCTTCGTCTGTCATCAATTACTGTTAGATCCTACTAAGAATATCTTGGTGGTATCCGCTAGTAAGCAACGGGCAGATGACTTTAGTACCTTCACTCTCAGGCTTATTGCTGAGATGGAGATACTACAGCACTTGAAACCTGGAGATAACCAACGTAACTCTAAGATTGCCTTTGATGTTGCACCCGCACCTGCATCCCATGCACCATCGGTCACATCCAAAGGTATTACTTCTCAGATAACGGGGAGTCGTGCAGACTTAATTATTGCTGACGATGTTGAGTCCCTAAATAACTCTGCCACCCAGATGATGCGTGATAAACTTGCGATGCAAGTCCAAGAGTTCGATGCCGTCCTAAAGCCCAATGGTCACATCATCTATCTGGGGACTCCCCAAACTGAGCAATCACTTTACAATGAGTTACCTGATCGTGGTTATGATGTACGCATCTGGCCTGCCCGTATGCCCACTGAGAAACAAATCACTGGGTATGGCAAGAGGCTGGCTCCTGCGATCATTGAGATGGACTTAGAGCCATCCAAAGCAATAGACCCCAAGAGGTTCAATGAGTTCGACCTAATGGAGCGTGAGGCTTCCTACGGACGCTCAGGGTTCGCTCTACAGTTCATGCTAGATACTTCCTTGAGTGACGCTGAGAGATACCCATTGAAACTCTCTGACCTTGTAATCATGAGGTTAGATAAAGAACAAGCACCTGAGAAGGTCATCTGGGCAGGAACCCCTGAGTATGCCTATAAAGATTTACCATGTGTAGGTTTTGGTGGTGATAGATTCTATATGCCTATGGGTACTTCAGGTGAGTTCATGAATTACCAGGGGTCTGTAATGTCTATTGACCCCTCTGGTAGAGGTGCAGACGAAACAGCTTACGCCATCGTGAAGATGCTTAACTCGCAACTCTTTGTGGTGGCTGCTGGAGGATTGCCTGGTGGGTATGATGAAGACACCCTGAAGGCACTGGCTGTAATGGCTAAGGAGCACTCAGTGAATGAGGTCATCGTTGAGAGTAACTTCGGTGACGGGATGTTCACAGCTCTCCTCCAACCTATCCTCTCCAAGATCCACAAGGTCACGATCTCTGAGGTACGCCATAGTATCCAGAAAGAAAAGAGGATCTTGGATGTCCTGGAGCCAGTAATGAATCGGCACAAATTGATTGTAGATGAAAAAATCATTCATGATGATTATAATAGCACAAAACACCTACCACCTGAGAAGGCACTGAAGTATCAGTTGTTCTACCAGATGAGTAGACTTACAAGAGACAAAGGGTCTCTAGCACATGATGACCGTTTAGATGTCCTGGCGATGGCTGTCCAATACTGGGTAGACCAGATGTCAAGAGATGTAGATGATGCCATGATGTCGCACAAACGTGACAAGTTATCGCAAGAACTCAACACGTTCATGAATCATGCAATAGGAAACACAGGAAGGGGTCAAGACACATGGCTGACCCAAAATCACTAGAAGAAACAGTAGATGACTTCATAGATGCCTGGGAGAAGTTCTTACTGGATGAACTGAATACTGAGCAGGTGACTGATTACATCATTCGTATGCTGAAGGCTAGAGAGGCGCAGGAAGCCTCTGACGGAACATTTAAACTATTAGACCCCTAGAGTACACCTAAACTCTAAAGTCTCTTAGAGAGCCTCCTAGTGCCTCCTAGAGCCTGCGTAATAAAGTACAAGTATATGAGAGACACAAGGTCTCTTGGCTGACGGACTCAAGGAACTCAGGTTGAGCTATGGGCAGTGATGGTATAAAAGCCTCCCCCCACAATCGCTTCTGGTTTGTTACAATGTAATAACCTGGATACATAGATCTTTGAATGTTCCCCCAGATCCCCAATGCAGAGACATAGGTTGCATCCTCCTCTGTTGTCTTTGGGGGGGTTTGGGGGGGCTTCTGGATCTAAGTAATCTTGGTTGAGATATATCTTTTAGGTTATCTATAAGTTATCTTAGGTATCTATAGAATCTTAGGAATCTAAGTTATCTATAAGTGTCTAAGGTAACTATAAAGACATAAGTTATCTAAAGATAAACATACACAAGAACTAATTAAATAGACAATATAAGTGTATTATTTAAAGACACTTAGGAATACCTTAAGTTAACTTAAGGTTATCTCTAGGTGGACTTAGAGAGTGCATTAGGTGCTTCTTTAGGGTTACCTAGAGAGTGCATTAGGTGCTCCTAGAGAGTGCATTAGGAATACCCAAAGGAGACCCCAGATGTACCTATGTCTCTACTGGCCCCGTCTATTGATTATTACTGATCTTGTACACACCGCAGTTTGCTAGAGCTACTAAGGAGTCCTTATGAATATCAAGGTGGGTGCTCTGGATGTCCCTGTGGTTCACAAGAAACTCGATGAGGCAATATGGGGTCAATACAATCCCTATCCAACTCCAAGTATATGGCTACAGGAAGGACTAGATCCCAAGCATGAGGCTCTTACACTGTTGCATGAGATCATCGAGTGTATTGTGGATACCTATGGGCTTCAGGTGTCTGAAGGATCTATAAGGGTTCTTGAGAATGTCCTGGGGTTGATTGCTATGGAGAATCCTGAAGAGGTTCTTGGGTGGGTTTCAAGGTTGTCTAAGTCAAATTTTAATGAAAAAATCTGACAGGGTATATCGTAGGTTTTGTCGCTGGCATTCCCCCCTTACCCTATCACTCGAACGCCCCACAATAAAAGAATACCACCACCCTGGACCACAAAAGCACCATACACCCTGCAATTTACTGAACGTCCAACTGACTATCAATCTACCAGCATCTCATGTTGTCTATATATATGTATGATGATGGTCTATCTTGCCTATATTAACGCTCTCTTTTTTAGAGGGCTTATTTGCTTTTTTTAAGATTGTAAGTGCCTGGTACTACTACACTTACAACACCTATTGAAAATACTTGTAAATTAATCGGTAGATTGACTACTTTTACTACTCTACTTGGTGTACACTTCCCGATAGAACAGTCCACAGGTACATCGTATGTACCACAGGATACAATAAGTAAACCGCACAACTCGGTGCGAATAATGGAACTCCGAATAAATAGGAAACCAGCATGAGAATTTATAAAGTAGAAAATGGCGAAGACGACTACACAATGATTTTTGCCAACCTGAAAGATGCTAAAAAGTACCATAAAACCATGGGTGAATATTCACAGATAGTACCTATTACACTCACTGGCACAAAGGTTGAAGTTGCAATGCAAGTAGTAAACCGACTTGATTGTGTCAAACAGAACGACAAGGCGTTTGATGAAGCCATGCAACACTTGAACTTTGGATAGTATCGTGGAACTACTCGCCAAAATTAAGTACGCAAAACTGATTCAAAATGAATTAAGCAACAGATAACTCGCAAACAATATAAGGATGCAAACAATGAAAAGTGAAATTACAGCCCAGAACCGATGTACATACTGTGGGGAGGTTTCAGATGTACTTACGCAACACCTGGGAACGTGCCAATCCGAATCATGGACTTGCACGCAATGTTATGGTGAGCATGGTGGACATATCATGCAAATACAACAAGATATGCAAGATACTGCCAACGCAATAATGAGCGGTGATTTAGATGACTTTGTTAAGGTTGTTGAGTTGGTTGAGCATTGGGCAAAGTTACTTAGAAATGAGGATTTGCCAGAATATATCGAAGCGATGCGTGTAATGGGCGAACGTGAAACCGCAAACAATAAAGGATGCAAACAATGAAACCACAAGAACAACCACTATTCGATCAAATTGATAGTGGTATTTATGAAGACCCAAAACTCCAAGAATCAATAGACAAAATAGATGAGTTAGAAGCACATGGCGAAATTAGTATTGAAGAAGCCAACGAGAGGCGAGCAGAAATTCTTGACCCACTATTACTAGAACGAAATAGCCCCGATGATGAACCACTATTCGACCGATGCAATACCCCAGGCAAACTAGCAATTATTCTAGTCGCAACCATTGGCGCACCGATATTCTTTTTAGTCCACACCGTAGCAACTTTTTATTCAGCAACTTTCAACACAGAGGATACCCAACAATGAACAAGTTTGAAAAAACAAAAACAACATTGATTGAACTCCAAGCAAAACTTGGAAAGAAGTTTGATGTATCAAAATTGTGGGTAAGAAAATACAGGTCAACGGTGAACGAGTTTTGGGTTGAAGGCGAATTGGTTATGAAAAATGCTTACAATAAAATCGTATGGGATTTTTGGCACGATGACTGCGGCAATGTTGCCAGATGGATTGGTGGAGTTGGTGCGGAGTTTATCCCAACCATACCCACGCATCACAAAGCAATCACTTGCTATGTTTTGACAAAAATTGTTATCGGGGAGTGGGAACATCAAGACAAGCGAGAGCGTTGCGGGGAGTTTGTTGATCTTGAAGAGGCGAAGCGATTTGCCTTGGCAACTGTCTATTCTTTGATTGAACTTGATGAGTTTGAAAAGGATTCGGAAACAGGATTATGGTGTAGCCCAGAAGATGGCGGCGTGAGCGGCGGATTCCGTAACGGTGAACTTGAATACATGGATGGAATAACAAAAAAGGAAACCCAACAATGATTATTACAACGCAAGATATTTTAGCAAACGATTTCGGTCTAACTATTGATATCCTAGATGACACTACCAACGAGTCTTTGGGTCATATAAATCTGGACATCGTAGAGAATGATGCAACTAAGAAACTAGAGTTAGTCGTTATGTCTGACTCGCATAAAACAGAGGATACACAATGAAAACAATAACACTACGAACAGGAAGCGGAACACCAAAGGGAACTGTTGATCTAATTTTAGTCACAGCGACCAGATGGAAAACTACCCACAATGGAGATGGCAAGTTTAGTTACCAACAGGGATGGGACTTTCACAATAATATGTACGAAACAAAGTCAAAAGGTGGTGGCTGGAGATTAGTCACCAAGAAGGAGGATCAACAATGAACACCCAACAAGAACAACTAAAAGATGCAGTACATGACGTTATTCGTGGTGATGCGTGTTTCGTCCACCTTACAGCACCACAGATATCTATTCTCATTAACACCTTTGAACAGTGGATGATGGGATGTGACGATGATTGTGCGTGGGGCGATGATGGCGTTAGTCATGAATCCTGTATCGAACTATTAGAACACTTAAAATTTGCGAAGCCATAAGGAACACCAACAATGAACAACAACTTACTTAAAAAACTAGAAGCATCTACCGTAAAACTCTCAGAGTTAGACCAGCACATCGAACTCGAAGAACCTCTTGCTAACTTAGTCAAGAGTTGGGCTACCGATTGTAAGATCAAGAACATTAGTCAAGAGGACTATGACTATCTTGTGAACCTACTTGTAAAGGCCTTCGGGATTATCGAGGAACTAAAACAATGAACACCCAAGAAACAAAACTAAACAACCAAGAGTATGCCTACATATCCATCAAGGAAGGTGGCAGGGTAGTCGTCAAGAATGAGGATGGGGGAGTAGTCATAGACATCTATGCAGAAGGTGAGGATGAACCCTTCGATGGTTTTTGGTACATCCCCACTGACTTACAGAACCTAATTCCCAACACATAACAAGCGTACTCCGCCATTGATGGTATGTGGTACATACCCAATGAATTACAGAAGGAAACCCAACAATGAACACCGAAAAAGTTTATATATCATACGCAATAGTCAAATATAACGAGGATACTTTCGACAACTTAAATGGTTACAAGGTGTTTGATGACCCTGAGTGGGACTATGACGACAACTTGGCGGAAATATTCCCATTTCAGGTACTTGGCGAGTGCGAGTGTGTGTCTAATGTGCCTAATTGGTATGGGGTAATCGCTGGATTCCACACTGAAGATGGCGCCAAGATGAAGCTAGAATCTCTTAAACGAGCAGATGAGATACGCAAGGCGTATCAGCAAAATGCTCGCAACTTTTAACAAGAAGGAAACAACCAAATGAACACCCAAGAAACCAAATTAAAACAAGAGATACTTTCAGACGTACGAATGTTCAAAGCGCAGTTAGCCAAGTGCTTATCAGATTTAGTCGACCTTGAAGCTGACATAGAATACCACTTCGATAAGTACAATGAATCCGTAGGTAATCCAGAGACACCTGATCCACGCACAGAGTCTTGGCGTTCTGCCTGATTCTCTTGATTGATTCTTGATCTTAGTCAAGGACTCCCTCTAACTCTTTTTTTTATTTTTTTTTAGTCCTTAATAATTACCCTTCAGGAGCATCTCGTTGTTACTTAAAGTGCCATACTTAGGCCAGCTTTGGTTTGAAAGACTTGACAAGTCCCATCCAGTAGTAGATTGTTTCCTCGGATGTAACCAACAGGAGTATTATATATATGCCTTCCGCTTCTCTATTATCTACACCCCACAATCCACCCTTAACAAACTTAGGGATGCTATTCAGGCAGGTGGAAACCTTCAGGACGATAGACCCAGAGATACAGGCACAAGCAATCTCTACACTTTTAGTCGTGGCATTAGCAGACCCAGAACCGATAACAATGAGGGACATAGGGATAAAGACAGGGACGGCACAGAGTAGTGTTAGTCGCAACGTAGCGATGCTGGGTAAGATTCACAGGAAAGGTCAATCAGGTCATGGACTGGTTGATTCTTACGAAGATCCCATGAACAGAAGGGTAAAGTTAGTCAAACTTACACCCAAAGGTACACGTTTTATTCAAACTTTATAAAGGATGCAGTAATGCCAATAACACAACGAGGAACATCTTACGAAGCCACTATCCACTATCACAAGGAACGCTACAGGAGATCATTCAAGTCTCTTAAAGAAGCTGAGATATGGGAGGCACAATCTAAAGCTGACCTACTCTCTGATAAGTTACCTGAGATGGGTACTCAATCGAGCACCAAGAGTAGACCTAGAACTCTCCAAGAGTTAGCCGACTATACCTATAAGCATCACTGGGCTGGCATGAGATCTGAGAGTAAGACATGGATTAACGCTATGAAGGTAGTCGAGTCCATCGGTGGATCTATGGATATCCATGCGATAGATAAGTTTACCATAGATGAGATGATGGCTGACTTTAAGTCGATCGGTAACTCACCTGCAACTGTCAATAGAAAACTTGCAGCTCTTAGTCGAATGCTTAGGACAGCTCTGGAACTTGAGATTATCTCTAAGCTCCCCAAGATCACCTACCTGAAAGAACCTCAAGAACGTATCAGGTGGTACACCGATGATGAGCAGCAAGATATTATTAAGACCTTCCATGAGTTAGACCTAGAGGACTATGGAATGATAGTCAGGGTACTCTTGGATACAGGTATGCGTATTGGGGAACTCCTCAGTCTTGAGTGGGAGAACATTCAGGGTAACTTAATAGTCCTTGATAAGACCAAGAACTTCTCTGCTAGGTCTATCCCTATGACACCTGAAGTCCAGAGCATCATGGAATACTTTTCTAAGATATCTGGTGGCCCATTCAGGTGGGTGAGTTATACGCAGATTAAGAGTCGATGGGACAGAGTGAAGAAACAACTAGGGTGGACTGATACTCAAGAGTGCCTCCATGCTTGTAGACATACCTTCATAACAAACTTAGTCCAAGAGAACACTAATTTATTTATGGTGCAGCAACTTGCAGGTCATAAGTCCTTAGCCATGACTAAGAGATACACTCACTTAGCCCCTAATGACTTAGAGGATGTGATAAAGAAACTTGCAAGTAGACGATCCAATACCGATGTTCTACAGGAGAATACTGTGGCGTAACTGGTGGTGTTTAAGGTGTTTACAGGAATATGTGTTAATGTTAAGTGTTTGATTCTATTAGGTTTATTTTCTCTAATCAGTGGTATTGTGGATAGTCGCTCTACTGATTCATTGATACACCAGTGGATGACTATTCACCGACACTCAACTTAATCTTACTTATTCCCGTATCCACACCCGCAAAAATTAAAGGTATTCCATAGAATGTGGCGATACCTTGTGGTGTAAAGGAGCATGGATGCGACAAAGTGAACTAGATAAGGAAATGATTGAACTCGGTAAGGAGAGGTATCATAGTAAACTGGCAAGAACCAGAGAAGCCGAGGTAGAAACCTATAGTCCTGTAGCCAAGAGGTTACTCGGTGAATCCATAGAGTTACTCGAAGCCAGCATTAAGGACTGGATTGTGTACTCTGAGACAGGCCCAGGACGTAAGCATCGAGTCCTCCCTTACTTCTATATGTTACCTACAGACCTCATGGCTGCTTTAACAGCTCGGACGGTACTCGATGGTATCTCTCAGCGTAGAACTTTAACAGCTATTGCTATCCGTATAGGTCAGTACCTAGAGGATGAGTATAGATTCCGCAAGATACAAGAAGAAGAACCTGACCTATGGGCAACCTTATTCTCTACTGTTAATAACAACGGTGGCTACGTCAGTAAGCGTAGGTACATCCATAAGACCGCTAAGGCAGCAGGTATCATTCTCCCAAGGTGGAAAACCAAGGACACCTGTGCAGTAGGTATCGTTCTCATTGAGTTAATGAGGGAAGCTACTGGGCTAATAGATATAGAGACCTTCACCAATATGTTTGGTAGGGCTACCACCACAGTGCAGGCAACCGATGACCTCATGCTATGGTTGAAAGAAGCCCACGCTATCCATGAGATACTTAGGCCTGTCTTTATGCCGATGGTGGTCAAACCAATGCCTTGGCAATCTATCTACATAGGGGGGTATCACGCAGAAGAACTTAGACGTAGACCCCTAGTTAAATCCTATGATGCTGGGTATCTCCAAGACCTCAATGAGATATCTATGCCTGCTGTATTCAAGGCAATAGGGCATCTACAAGATACAGGGTGGGAAGTTAATAACGAGATCCTGCTGACCATGCAGTATTCCTATGAGAACAACAGTGCTATGGGGGACTTACCTTCAAACACTGAGCATGAGTTACCTCCAAGACCTGAAGATTGGGACACCAACGAGCCAGCGCAGAAGCAGTGGCGTAGACAAGCCAGCCAGACACACAGGATGAACCTTCAGGATAGGTCTAAGAGACTACAACTTGCTAAGGTTTTATATCTTGCTAATAAGTTTTCTGATGAGGAGTTCCACTATCCCCAACAATTAGACTTTAGAGCACGAACATATCCTGTTCCTCAATACCTACAACCCCAAGGGCCAGATTGGGCCAAGGGATTACTGAGGTTTTCCAAGGGAGCACCTATAGAAACTCAGGACGATGCCAACTGGTTAGCGTTTCAAGCAGCTAACACATGGGGTCTCGATAAGAAACCTATCCAAGAACGACTTGAGTGGGCATGGAGCAACGAGGAGATGTTCAGGAAGATACATCAAGATCCGCTTGAGTACATCCAATGGAATACCGCAGATAAACCCTGGCAGTTCCTAGCAGCAGCAATGGAGATGGGTGAGTTCTTTGAGCAGGGCTATGGGTATGTCTCAAGCCTGCCCATTGCACAAGATGCAAGTAACCAAGGTCTCCAGATATACGCCATGTTACTCAGAGACCCTGAAGCTGCCTATTATACCAATGTAACTCCCAGTGATACACCTCAAGACCTCTACCAGATTGTTGCAAATACAGTCATAGAGAAACTTCAACTCTCTGACCATCCCTTTGCCCAGAAGTGGGTAGAGTTTGGCATCACCAGGAAGACCACCAAGAGACAGACTATGGTGCTTCCCTATGGCTCAACGAAGCAATCCTGCAAGGACTACACAGTTGAGTGGTTTAAGGAGGAAGTCTTCAGGAAACGCAGAGACAACCCCTTTGGCAAGGAAGTCTTCAGACCCTGTATCTTCCTCAGTGACCTCATCTGGGACTCTATTGGTGACTCTGTGACATCCGCAAGGATGGGTATGGATTGGCTCAGGGCTGTCGCTAGGATCTGCATGGATAATAATGTAACTCCAATGTGGTCAGTACCTTCTGGCTTCTTGGTGAAGCAACTCTATGAGAAACAAGCCAAGTATGAAGTAAAGACTTCTATAGGTGGGAAGATAAGAAGACATAGATTACAGCGAGGTCGTGGCGAAAACTCAGCCAGAAAAAATATCAATGGAATTTGTCCAAACTTCGTACACAGTCTCGATGCTTCCCTTATGATGCGTACTGTGAACCTAGCAGCTCTTAATGGTGTAGATCAATTCTCAATGGTGCATGATTCGTATGCCACCACCGCAGCTCACTCAGGAATACTTAACACCTGTCTCAAGACCGCGACCGTTGAACATTTCAAGAAAAATTTATTGGAAGATTTCTCTAAACAAATTTCGGTACTACTGCCGATAGGAATAACATTACCAGAGATCCCCTACGTTGGCGGATTGAACATTGAGGATGTCCTAGAGTCGCAATACTATTTTGCATAACATAATCCACAGGAGCAACTAATGAAGAAACGGAAACGCAACCCAAGAGTAACAACACCTAAAGGTTTGGCTGTATGGCCTTGGCTGAATGAGCCAGATAAAAAGTTCAACAGCGATGGTGACTACAAAGTGAACCTTCAACTCTCACGAGAAGAAGCCCAAGAATTTATTGATAAGCTCGAAGAAATCCACAAGGAACATTACACGGCAACTTGTGAGTCAGAAGGTAAAACAAAATTAAAGAAAGCACCTCTACCTATCATCGAAGTTGAAGATGATGCAGGGGAAGCTACAGGTGATGTGCAGGTTAAGTTCAAACTTAAAGCACAATATGAATACGATGGTAAAAAGATTTCGCAACGTCCAGTTCTTATGGACGCAAAGCGTCAACCTATGACGGAGACCGTTGGTGGGGGATCAACGATACGAGTTGGTTGTGAAGTGTATCCTTATTACACAGCCACCATCGGTGTTGGTCTCTCTCTCCGTTGTAAGGTTGTTCAAGTATTAGAACTTAAAGAGTTCTCTCCTGATTCTGCTGGCTTTGACTTCGATGAAGAAGATGGCTTTGAAGCTATCAGTGCCAACATGGAGAACACCACTGACAGCACTACTGATGACCTCATTTCTGATGATGACTTTATTTAAATGAACTCCTTTCTTCTCAGCTTTCCTCTTGAACCTGTACCCGCATCTCGTCCCAGAGTTACTAGGTGGGGTGCATACTATGGAAAGCGTTATACAAGTTTCCGCAAGCAGGCTGAGTCAGTAGTACCTGAAGTATTCACTGGCCAGCCTCTTACGGGAACCTTGGAAGTCATGGTGACTTTCTTTTGCAAGAGACCCAAGACAACCAAGAGAGAAGAACCAAGGGGTGATGTAGATAACTATGTCAAAGCAATTTTAGATTCATGTAATGGAAAGGTCTTTGAGGATGATGACCAAATTAAAAGAATTACCGCAATCAAAAGATGGGAAGATGAGCATGGCCCACGAATCGAACTCTACGTTTCTAAGACATGAGCCTTGTCCACAGTGTAACAGTAGTGATGCACTAGCAAGATACTCTGACGGACACGCTCATTGCTTTTCATGTGAACACTATGAGAAGGGTGATGGAACAGTTGTAGAGATGAAGCCAGCGTTACCTTCAAACTTTATCGACAGTGAAACAAGACCCATCAAGTCTCGTGGTCTCTCAGAAGAATCATGTAGAAAGTTTGGGTATG